TATTATACCTTGTACAAGTGTTATGCCTAAGCCAAACGTAAATTTTGCTTCAAGGTCGTTTACACCTTCTTCTCCAAGGATTGGAAAGAGTTGGGAAGAGGTTATTGGTGGTGGATTGGTTGAATGCGGATGTAACAAGTCAAAGGAAGAACAGATTGCTATAATGGCAGATTTGTTTGGCGGCTCGTTCCCTTCTTCACCATCTGAAATGAAGCAGTATCTTGCAGAATTCGAGGTTCCTTGTATGGGAACAGTACGAAAGGTATGGCTTCACAAGAAATTAGGACCAGATATTGTAAAGGCATTTACCGAATTGAGAGATAATGGCTTTATGGTTAGTGATGTCGGAAGCTATTGTTGGAGATATATAAACAACCCAAGGCTTAAAGGCTCTAATATTATGAGCAAGCATTCATATGGTATTGCAATCGATATAAACTCTAATCAGAATCCATTCTTTAGAAGTGCCGAATCATATAGCGGTGTCGATGATGATGCCAACGGAGTGATAAGGACAGTAAACAGTACAGCCGTAAAGATACTTAAGAAATACGGTTGGGGTTGGGGAGGAAAGTATGGTGATACTATGCATTTCTCTTACTTGAACGGTTCTTAATTTCTGTTTTTTCAAAAAAAATTATATACTAATTAAAATTTCAATATATGAATTATCTTGGGTATATATTTTCGAAAGGTAAGGTTAAGTTGAATTGCAGCTTTATAAAGGTGGTCAAAGATTTTTCTTTGGTTGAGTTAGACAAGCCTTGTTTGATATGTGGTTTATCCGAAGCTAAGGAAATTGCTTCGGATAAATTTTCTATTTTGAACAAGAAGATTAGAGATAATCTTTATTGGACTTTCGGAAGAACTGAAAAAAGGGATGAGCACGAAAAGGACATTGCTTCTTTCTGTAATTCTGTATTCAACGAATATGTTGGTACAATAAGGTATATGTACTTGAATGTGATGAATATTAGCTACAGTATAGCAAAAAGACTTCTGAATTTTGTATTTTCTTCGAAAAAGAAGTATATTTATATATGGAACGAGATGGTATATATCTCTTGCAACAACAAGACTGTTGTCGGAATATCTATTAAGATATGCAGATATTGCGGCATAGACATTATGAAGCTTATGGAATCTGTTTCAAGCAGCGAATATAATGTAATAATCGATGATGACAGACAGATACCATACAATATTCTAAAGGTTGTAAAAGACAAGAGGTTTGCCGTTCCATTTATATTACAATTGAAGGATTAGAAAATGGAAAAGAAGGAAGTATTAGTTGGTAAATTTGTAAAGAAAAACAACATCTTGACTTATCTTGAAGGCATACACAACAAGTATGATGTCAAGTACGGCAATTTGTTTGTTTATACAGTAGATGGTAACAAGTCTGAATATTTGGTTACATTCAAGATATGCTCTGACAAGAAGGTAATAAAGAATGATATTGTCGGTAGTATGATATTACACTACAAGAAGGGGTGTATATTCTCGATAAATGCTCTAAACAGCTTGACTGGAAACGAAAACAATGAGACTGTTGATTGGTCGAAATATAATGGCAAACTAATACTTATGTCAAATGGTAACATAAATGTAAAGATTGTTACTAAAATAGATGATAAGACTCTTTTTTTCAATTAATAAGATATTTATATAAAAATATGTTATGAGATTTGTAAATAAAAAAGTAGTAAAAAGGAAACCATATCTGTTGTCACGCCACACGGTTAGCAAGAGTGTTGAAGTTGTTACTACAGATAAGATTGAAGAAAATAATGATAAAAAAGAAAAAGTTATGACTACTCAAGAAAAGATTAACGCAGCAAGTGAAATTTTAGCTTCACAACCTGTTAAGAAAATAAAGAAGGACAAGGGGCTTATTGAACGTACAGAAAGTTCCAAGACTATTTTGACCGAAGACAACAAAGAATTACTTAATGATTAAGCAACAACAAAATGAACAAGGAATATCTAAAGGAAAACGGTTTATATGAGGCACACAAGCAATTTATGCGTTTGTGTGAATGGTCATATTATAACCATACTCCGCTTGAGGAAGATGATACCCAAGATGACCAAAACCAGATGGGTGGTAATGACCCAATGGGAGGCGGTTCTGACCCTATGGGAGGCGGTAACGACCCAATGGGAGGTGGCAACGCTCCTATGGGTGGCGGTAATAACCAAATGGGTGGTGGCGCTGACCAAATGGGTGGAGGCAACGACCCTATGGGAGGCGGTAACGACCCTATGGCTGGTGGTAATGACCCAATGGGAGGCGGTAGCGACCCTATGGGTGGAGGTAGTGACCCAATGGGAGGTGGTGATGACCAAATGGATGGCGGTGATGACCCAATGATGGGAGATGACCCTATGATGGGAGATGAAGAAGACCCAATGGGTGATGAAGAGGAAGAGGACGAGGAAGTGCTTGATATAGATGACTTGACTGATGCCCAAGAGAAGGTTAATGACAAGGTTAACCATGTAGGTAGGAATCTTGGTACAATTGACAAGACAATTACAAAGCTCATGAGTACAATAAACAAGATGGAGGATATGATAAACAAAACAAATTCCAAGATTGAGTCCTTGAATCAAGAGTTCCAAAAGAGGGTTAAGACACCTACAGAAAAGTTGAATCTGCGTTCACTTGATTCATATCCATTTAATGTAAAGCCTACTGATTATTGGGATAAGTTTGCTGAAGAAAACCCAAACTATGAAATAGGTGAGAGAAATGATGCTCCTACTGGTCAAGACGAATATGTAATCAAGCAAAAGGATATTAGCGATAGGAATGACAGAGACATTGAGCATAGCTTCATTGATGATGAAATGAGGCAAGACATCAATAAGATTTTTGGTATTTAATTAAAATAAAATAATAAGGCCCGTAGGGAATCGGGTTTAAGGGCGGTGAGGGCAATGTCATTAGACACATAGTGAAACGTCAATATAATAAATCCTCGTTGCTTGAGTCAACAGGTATATAGTTCCCTAATAATATTATAAATATCTTTTATAATGGAATTAATTTTTAAATTGTTATTCTGTCATTTATTTGGAGATTATGTATTACAAAATAACTTTATAGCTAGTACTAAAGGAAATAACTGGTATCATCTATTTGTACACTGTTTTTTGTACGTGCTTCCTTTTTATGTTGTGTTCGGAATGTGTTGGCAATTGTATGTTATTATTGCTGCACATTTTATTGTTGACGCAGCCAAAGCAAGATATAATTCGATTACATATACACAAGACCAAATTATTCATTATCTGACAATGGTGATATTTTTTATAGAATAGCACCATTATTTTCTTATATTTTTATGTGACGAAATATTTATAATAAATGGCAATTTTGTTGCTGTTTTATTTATTTATTTTGTTTTTTTTATATAAAATTAACACTGGTAAGACGATTTTTAATTTTTTACTTTACAATAATTTTTTTTTAAATTTTTTATTTTTTATGTCTAATTTTAATTCAAACATTACACCAGATGATGTTATTGAGCAGTTGAACAATACTGCAAAACCAAAGAATTTTGTTTCTTTTGACCCAAAGAATTACTTGAACACCAAATTAGAGAACGGTGAATCTAGCAAAACTATCACTATTAGGCTTCTTCCTATAAACAAGGATGGAGGTTTTCCTTTTCAAAAAGTCCATATGCATACAATTAAGGTAAACAAAGAGGTTTCTCCAAGCGGTTGGAAGACATTACCATGCCCTATCCAAAACGGGTTTGGTGACACTTGCCCATTCTGTGAGGTATCAGACCAAGCGTATGAAATGAAGAAAAAGGCAACAAACGATTCTGAAAAGAAGAAGTACGATGAAATCAATATGCACAACAGAGCAAGGACAATGTATGTTGTAAGGTGCATAGAACGTGACCACGAGAATGATGGCGTTAAGTTTTGGCTTATGTCGGGTGCAAAGGAAGGTCCTTATGAGAAGATTATGAAGCTTTGGTCAGCTCGTTACAAGCAAGGTTTGAAGATGAACCGAAATCTGAATATTTTTGACTTGAACAATGGATACGATTTGGAGGTAACTATCAGCAAGGGTGCTGATGGAAAGAACGTTTATTCGGTTGTAGACTCAAAGTTTTCTTCTCCATTGACAAATGATTTCGAGCTTGGAAACAAGTGGATTAATGATGAAAAGAAGTGGTCTGACGTATATAAGGTAAAACCTTATGATTATATGTCTATTCTTCTTGACGGTGACGTGCCTTATTTCAATAAGGAAAAGAATTGTTATGTTGGAAAGCTTGCGGAAAGCAATGGTAATCAAGAAGAGGAAACTCAAGATGATGACCCAGAACCAATTTATTCTGCACATTCAACAGAAGACACTGACCTTCCATATTAATGCTATTTTATATGGTTACGAACAATAGTAGATTAGTTTTTAATTATGGCTCTATGAGTAGCGGCAAAAGCTTGAATTTGCTTATAAAGGCTCATAATTTGGATGAGAAGGGAATCCCAATATTGGTTATAAAGCCATCTATAGACACAAGAGAGGAAGCAGCAGTAGTAAGGTCAAGAATTGGCATTGAACGTCCTTGCATTCTTGTTGACAAGAAGATGAATCTGTTCAATCTTGCGATTAAGAACAGATTTTGTAGAATAATTCTTGTTGATGAATGCCAGTTTTTAACACCACAACAAGTAGACCAATTGGCAAAGGTTGTAGATACAATCGGTATCAATGTAATTTGCTACGGCTTGCGTACAGACTTCAAGTCACGTTTATTTGCTGGTTCAAAAAGACTATTTGAAATTGCAGATTCTATTGAAGAACTTAAGTCATATTGTGACTGCGGTAAAAAGGCAATAATAAATGCTCGCTTTGATTCAAGCGGTAATATGATTGTCGATGGTGAACAGATTGTTATTGGTGGTGATGATACTTATAGAGCAATATGTAGGGAATGTTTTTTTAATAATTTGAATAAATTAAGCATTAATAATGAAACAAGCAATAAAGAAGGGGACAACGATAAAGAAATTCAACCTTGACGAATTAAAGGCAGAGATGGGTTATTCAAGAAAGGGTAATGACCTTGCAGCAAGTATTGCTGACAAACCAATGGACTTTATTCCAATGCCAAAGGCATTTAATGAGGCATTAAAACTTCCAGGTTTTCCAATGGGATATATGAGTATCATAACTGGTTGGTCAAACACTGGTAAGTCTACATTGGTTAATTGCCTTATTGCAAGCTGTATAAACAATGGAATTCTTCCAGTTATTTATGATACAGAAAACAACTTTGACTTCTCGTATGCAATAGATTGTGGCATGAAGGCTACACCTGAATATGGTGATGTTGATGTTGAAACTGTTGATGAGGAAACTGGTGAGGTAACAGTAACTACAGAAAGACAGATTGTTGATTGGAGCGGCGATTTCTTCTATTATAACAGTAGAAAATTGGCTGATACATATGGAATGAATGATTATGCAACTGGTAAGCAGACAACAAAGAAGAGAAATACTGCGGTTATTGAGGATATTGCATATTCTATAAATGAATTCCTTGATAAGCAAGAAGATGGTAAAATACCTATGCCAATCTGCTTCATTTGGGACTCTGTTGGTTCAATAATTTCATTCAAGAGCCTTATGAGCAAAACTGGAAACAATATGTTTGACGCTGGTGCTTTAAGTTCAGCTTTCACGAACATTTTGAACAATAGGATTCCTACTTCAAGGAAGGTTTCTTCACCATATACAAACTCGTTTGTGTGTGTCAACAAGATTTGGAATGATTCTATGAATAGTACAATGGGATTGCCTTCAATTGAACTCAAGGGCGGTAAAGCATTCTTCTACGCTGCAAGGCTAATCATACACTTGGGAGGTGTGGCAAAGGCTGCGATTAAGAAGCTTAATGCAACTGTCAAGGGACAGACTTATACTTACGGTACTGTCAGCAAGATTAAGGTTAACAAGAATCAGTTGCCAACGCCTTACAACATTACATATGAAGGTGAAATAGCTTGTGTGCACAACGGTCTTTGCAGCATAGATGACATTGATGATTACAAGAAGAATAACATCAAGGACATCTTGAAGAGAATTGAGAGCATTGGTGACAGTAGTGTAAGTGACGATGATGCAAAATCAATGGCATTTACAGAAGAGGAAACAACTGAAATATTCTGAAAAAAAATGGCACTATTTAATATAGTGCCATTTTTTTTTGTGTATACATAATTTTTATAAATATCTTATTCAGATGCTGTTTCTACAGTCCATCCACTTGGAATACCATTTACACCTCTGACATTCCAAGTTGCTGCGCTGTTCTTAACAAAAGTACCACTTGATGCAACACCAGACACCCAAGAATCGGTATATGTCGTTGATGGTGTCGTTGTGAACATAGCCTTTATATACTGTAATTTTGTACATCCTCTAAACATATTGCTGTAACATAATGATTTTGTCAGAGACTTTATTAACAATGTAGGAGCCACTTCAAGTGATTTACAATCCTCGAACATTGCATATAATTCTCTTCCACCATTCATAGTAGTCAATCCAGTTGCAGATATTTTTGGTGCTGAAACTAAATTAGTACAGCCCTTGAACATGTTGCAATAACCGCTTGTTGGTACTGTTAATGATGGTAGATTTGGAGCTGACTTTAAAGATGTACAGCCGCTAAACATACCATTATAACAGCATCTATCAAGGGTCGTAGATGAAAGCTGAGGTGCAATCAAAAGACTAGCACAGTTTTGAAACATAGCCTCATAACAGCTTTCTTTCATAATTCCACCATGCAATACTGGTGCAACAACAATACTTGAGCAACCTCCGAACATTCTGTGGTAGCAACTTTTTTTCAATTCAGTAGCAACTAATGATGGCGCATTTATTAATCTTGCACAATTCTCAAACATCTCGAAATAGCAAAAATCATTTATGTTTTCTGCCACAAGGAGCGGTGCTGTGTACATTTTGGCGCAATCCTTAAACATACGGCAGTAGCAATTTATTGTCAAATCGTGAGATGGCATAACCAACGTGTTTGCATTGACAACATTTGTTGTAGAAAACATCATGTTGAAAGTACAAGAATCAATCAAACTTGTTTTATCTTCGAAGTCATCGTCATACAATAATGACATTATATTTCCTTGTAAATTAAACATTGCAGTACTTGCACTGAAAACTCCTATTCCAGAATCATCAGTTGCAAATTTATCATCACTAATTCTAGGATATGGAACCATGTTTCCTTTCCACTTCACAACATCACCAGATTTTACATTTAATGATACTTGATTCTGATATTCAGACCATGTTTCGCCATCGTCCAACGAATATGCAATCATATTTACTTGTGAACCACCAGTAGTTCCACTGAATTCAAAAGTACCATCACTTACCGCAACAAAGGTCAAATAGTCACCGCCACTTTTCTTTAATATGTGAACAGTGTCTGTTGCTTCTGTATATGACATTAGTTTGTCTTCTGACGCATAATGAGTTCTTTCTTCGTCAGTTTCAAATTTCTTTAAATAAATCATAATATAAAAATATAATTTATAATAAATATCATTTTATATACAATAAATTTTCCAGAAGTAATATTTTTTGTATATATTAGTTAAAAGTAACATTTATTTATGGCTAGAAATGCAGAAAAGGAAAAACAAGACATACAAGGAGAATCGGCAGTGCACGATTTCTTGAAAAAGCATTTTTATACTGATGTCAAGAATTTGATAGAAGTAAATGAGAAAAACACCCAACTCAAGGGCATTGACACGATTTTTGAATATAACGGTTTTGAATACAAATGTGATGAAAAAGCTGCATTGGACTTTACAAATGAACAGAAGGGAAGGAAATTGAATACCTTCTGCCTTGAATTGTCATTCTTGAGCAGAAGAGACTACAGAATGGATGGATGGTTCGTTAACGAGAGATTGGAAAACAATTCATATCTGTTCGTTTGGGTTGACAAGTCTGATGAGAATGTCATACACAACGCAAGCGAGATAAGGGAAGCTGAAATTGCATTGGTTCTGAAACAAGACATATATGACTATCTTTATACAATAGGATGGACGATTCCTTTGCTTAAGGTAAAGGATGAGAGAATAAGAAGCGGTACTGACAAGAATTTTGGAAACATTAATGAAAACGGTTGTAAATTTGCGTTTTCGCCATATTTATCTGAAAAGCCGATAAATATTCTTCTTTCAAGGGATACATATAGAAAAATGCCTCATACAATAAGTAAAAAAATATATTGCTGATGAAAAAATATACTCAAGACAAAGAAATAATTAGTCTGTTTAGTATGAAAAAAATAGACGATAAAACAAAGGAAAAATTGCATAAAGCTATTGATAACAATAACTTTTACGAAATAAGTAAATTGACAGATGTATTACTTGGGCAAGAAATATGGTTTGGTGATTATTTCGAAGGTGACGAGTTCAAGTTTTATCTCAATGGATTTAGGCATTATCAACCGACAAGAGAATCAATAGACAAATTCTTGCGAGATGAGAACAGAATTATAACAGATGGAAAATCATCAAAGATTTATAGCCCAGAAGAAATTTGGCAAATGGTTGATGACAGCAAGGGTGGCAAGACCATTGAGGATGTTGTCAAGGAAATGTCCGAATCCCAACAAGCGCTTATTGACGCAGAGGAATGGATAAGACCTCATGGGTTGTCATATGAGGACATAGCGAAATACAAACCTCGTTATAATGAATTTCATAATGATGGATTAAGATTTTATATATGAAGCAAGTAATAAGAAAATCAATCATAGAAGCTAACAATATAAAGACAGAAGAGAATATATATACTTTGGTTGTTGACGGTTCTAGTGTGCTTAAAACAGCATTGGTCTCAACAAAACTCAACCAAGACGGTCTTGATTATGGCGCAATTATCAATTTCTTCAATATGATAAGGCAAGTGATAGTCAAGCGAGATTTCTCAAAATGTTATGTGTTCTTTGACGATGACTTGAGTGGACAGCTAAGGGCAGATATTTACCCAGCTTATAAGGCGAATAGGGACAAGCACTACAATATAAACGAAACAGAATATGACAAGAAGATAAACGATTATGTAAAGAAGGTACTTGCTTATTCACGAAACAAGAAAAAAGAATCAAAAAAAGGGCAATATGTAGAAACAGAGGATGAAAGGTACAGTAGGTGCAGAGATATTATAATTGAAATCTGCGAAGAACTGTACATTAGGGCATATATGGCAAAATATGTGGAAGCTGATGACTTGTGCGCATATGTTGTAAGGCATAAGAAACCGAATGAAAAGATTGTTATCATATCAAGCGATAGGGACTTGGCACAACTTATAGCCGATGACGTTTGCTTGTACGTGCTTAACAAGAAAACTTATGTAATACCTTCAAACTGTGTGGAAGTATTGGGATGCACTCACGAGAACATTGTTCTTAAAAAGATATTCTGTGGAGATGCTTCAGATAACATTGCTGGTATAAAAGGAGTTGGAGAAAAGACATTCTTCAGCCTATTTCCAGAAGCCGTGAACAACAAGATGCTTGTGGAAGATGTAATATCAAGGGCAAAGGAGATAAACGATGAACGCAAGAATGAAAAAAAGAGACCTTTGAAGGCTTGCGAAAACATAATCAACAACGTGACTGACGGAGTTCAAGGAAACAAGATATACGAGATAAACAAGAAGATAATATCACTTGAGGAACCGTTGCTTACCGAAGAGGCAACAGAAACAATGAAAATGCTTACCGAATGCCCATTGGATGATGAGGGAAGAGATTTCAAGAATCTGTATAAGATAGCCCAAGAAAATAAGATTAATGACTTGTTGGATGATGGTAGACTTGGAGATTTCTTTGGGGCTTTCAACGGATTGATATATAGGGAAAAACATAATAAATAAATAAAGCCAAATACTTGCGGTATATTGCTTGTATTTGGCTTTATTGTGTTTATATTATTGTTCTACTTTTGTCCAATTATATTTTCCTAAATAAAAATCTCCAGTTCCCATCCATACGTCATATCCACTACTACCACTTGGAACTGTTAATGTACCATTAGACTTTACATTTTGGAATGTATTGAAATATATTGTTGGTGCTGTAGTTGCTAATGATGTAATACTTGTTAATTCACTACAATGAGTGAAAACATTAGTATCAATACTTGTAACACCACTACCTATTGTTACACTTGTTAAACCACTACAATTATAGAAAGCACTAGTACCAATACTTGTAACACTATTTGGTATTGTTACACTTGACAATGATGTACAATTAATGAAAGTATAAATCTTAATATTTGTAACTCCATTTCCTAAATCTAAACTTGTTAACCTAGTACAATAATAAAACGCAGAAGCACCAAGACTTGTAACACTATTAGGTATTGTAACACTTGTTAAACCACTACAATAAGTAAATGCACCATCACCAATACTTGTAACACTATTAGGTATTGTAACACTTGTTAATCCACTACAATATCCAAAAGCATAAACACCAATACTTGTAACACTATTTCCTATTGTTACACTTGTTAATGATGTACAACCACTGAATGCATTATTGCCAATAGTTTCTACATTGTTTCCTAATGTTACATTTTTTAATTTTGTGCAATTAATGAAAAATGCAATGTTTTTGGAATTATAATTTAAGGTTTCCAAATTATTCATACCATTAAATTCTGAACCAGTCAACGTTGTAATTCCGCTTCCAATCGTCAAATCTTTTATTCCAGTATTTACAAAATTAAATGCACCAATCCTTGTAACACTATCTGGTATAGTGATACTTGTTAAAGCAGTACAACCTTGGAAATTAGCATTACCAATATTTGTAACACTATCTAGTATAGTTACACTCGTTAATGCACTACAATTTTGGAAATTCGCATCACCCATAATAGAGCATCCAATTGTGGCACTATTTAATGCAGTACAACCTTGGAAATTTCCACTAGCAATACTTGTAACACTATTTGGAATAGTTATACTTTGCAATGCTGTGCAACCAGTAAAATTTTGGTTATCAATTCTTGTTAAATTATTACTAAGAGTTACACTCGTTAATGCACTACATCCACCGAAAACAACATTACCAATACTTGTAACACTATTTGGTAAGGTTATGCTTGACAATGATGTGCAACCATTAAATGTACCATCTGATATGTTTGTTACATTATTAGATAAAGTAATACTTGTTAATGATGAACAATTATTAAAAGCTGCATTACCAATACTTGTAACACTATTAGGTATTATTATACTTGTTAATGATGTACAAGCATTGAAAGCACCATCACTAATACTTGTAACACTATTTCCTATGGTAATACTTGTTAATGATGTACAAAAAGAAAATGCGCCACTACCAATATTTGTAACACTATTTGGTATGTTTAAATTGGTTAAGTTAACACAATTATATAATGTCTGATTTCCAATACTTGTAACACTATCTGGTATTGTTATACTTGTTAATCCACTGCAACCATAGAAAGCATAATTACCAAGACTTGTAACACTATTTGGTATTGCTATGCTTGTTAATCCACTACACATATAGAAAGCCCTTTGACCAATACTCGTGCATAAATTACCTATTTCAGCACTAACAGTTGTTGCTGAATATGGCATTGTCATTGCCGATGTCAATTCACCACTTCCTTCTATTTCAATCACTTCACCATTGTTCAATGTTAATTTGCAAAAAAATGGAATATTCATAATATTCACCTTATCAGTTTCTTCTGTGTATGACACATATTTATAGATGTCAGTACACGCTTGTTTTTCTTCTTCTGTTTCAAAATATTTAATGTAAACCATAATATATAAAACGTATTTTATACATAAATATCTTTAATAAAAAGAAAATGGCATCAGTTAGGTAAGTAATTTATCGGCTGATACAAAATTGTATTTCATTGTAAAAAAAAATTAACATTTAATTTTGTTTTTGTTTTTTTTTCGTATATATTCGTTGTGTTAACTAATGTTAAATCGAGAGTTATTTTTTAAACGTTTAATTTTAATTTTTAACGATTATGGCAAACGAAGTTCCAAACAAGGAGTACAAGGAAGAGAGATTTGAAATTGACTTATATGTTAATGACAAATTGATTTGCAAGAGAAATTTCAAGATTAATAACTTTATTGAGGGTAGTATGGATACTGTCAATTTCAAGGAGACTTTTGACGGTCTTGTAAGGAGTATTGACAATGACTTGAAATCCAAGAGCAGAGTATACAGTTGGTATTACTTTAACGAGGATGATGTTTTGAATGAGTTCAAAGACCCTCTTCTAAAACCGTGGGAATGCACGTTTAAGTTTGAATTGACTGATAACCACAAGGTTGTTATGTCAAGGATTTGGGATGGCTATGCTTACCCTAAGGCTATTAGGGATAGGGTTGACATCACAAACAAGATTGTAAGGATTACTACAAAAGATGACAAGACATATGTGTATGACAAGGACACATATTTCAAGGCAAACGAAGACAGATTGTCGGCAGAACTTTATGTTCTCAAGGCAATGATAATGGACAAGCAAGACTTGACACAGCAGATTATAAGGAAGATTTGCGAGGTTTGCTCACCACGCGAGAACTTGTACAAGTCAATCGGTGACTATACTGTGAGTGAAGTGTATGGGAATGACGAGTATGTTACCAACAAGGAAGGTAAAAAAGAATTTTTGAGGACTCGTGGAGCCAAGAAGTATTTCTATTCAGTAAATCTTACGGAGAAGAAGTATATTTCTGATTGGGCAAAAGCAGTTTCAGCAAAGACTAAGGAATATTTTGAAACATTGTATTAATGAATTATGGCATCAAAATCAAATGAAAAGGATTTAGGTTATCTAGGTGAAGAGTTTCAAAAGAGATTGATACACGCCTTTATGGTTGATAGCTCCTTTTTCAGAG